ATAAAAATTAAAATAAATCCAGCACAGACAGAAGAACCCAAAGAAATTATTGTAAAAATTAATTGTTATACAGTAAATGGATTAAAAGATACGTATACATTTGAAGTAGATACATATCCATCAGAAAAAATAATAAAACCAAATTTAAAAGTAGCTTATAACGATTATCCAAACACCATACTTTTAGATACGGATAAAAACGAAACAACATTAACAAGAAATAATAATTCAAATAATGTATATAAATTAAAAACAGAATTGCCATCCAATATAATTTTTAAATCTATTACATGGAGAATAGATAAATCAAATGGAACATTTGAAGAAGTTACAAATAATAATAAAGAATATATATATACAGCAAATGCAAATATATTAAAACATACGGTAAAATGTACATTAAATGAATGTTATAAATTACCTTGGTCAGATAAAAACTTGCATAATTTTGAAAAAACATGTGTATTATATAATCTACCAACAAATGAATTCGATAAACAATTAAAATTTATTTCATATCCAGAATATGCATGGAAAAATAGCGATCAAGTATCAATATTATCACCTTCAAATTATAATACAATAGCCGCTGGAACAACTGCATATGATTATAAAAAATCAAATACACATGTTTTTTATGTTTCGGCAAATGTAAATTTTGATCAATATGTTTACACACAAGGATCGAATAAACAATTATTATTAAATACAACTAATGACGGAGTAAACAAAGTAGAAATACCATATGGTTCTGAATTTATATCTTCGGTTGGAACAAAATTATATCTTTCGGCATTTAATGAATATTTTCCATCAAATACCCCACTATATTATCAATCATTAGAAGGTGGTTCATTGGTTACAAGGAGTTATAACATAACAGCAGAATCCATACCATATAGTGTTAGTACAGCGAGTAATTTATTATTCTTTCAAAATCCAAAATTAGTGGATTATAACGGTATAACACATACATTTAGTGCTACTATTACATCTTTTGATTTAGATATTAATAGAAGTATAATAGTAAGACAAAAATTTAATACAAATCCTTTAAATACTCCAGCAAAAATACAATCTGAACAATCTACTATTACATATATACTGTCCGCACCAAAATGGATAGCAAAGAGGGAAATTCCAGCTGTTGATGGTACATATACGGTGTTTACCATAAGACCCGGTGATGATCTGTCGCCACTTAGAGTTAAAAACACAACACTTAATACTTTATATTTAAATGCAAGTTCAAATTTAAATATAAAAATACCAGAATCTACGTTTGATACGATAAACGTAGGAAATTTAGGTTTGCTACAAGGTGGAGATTTTTGGGATACTAAAAATATATCAATAACCCAAAGAGCAAATTGGCAAACTCTACAAGCATATACCACATCAACACAACCAGAAATATTTTTAAATACTGCTTATACATTATCTGGCAATCAAGTATTTGTAGAATTTAATACACCAGAATATACAAAAAATCCAATAGTTTCTTATGCAGTAAATTTTGGAGAAGGCGTTATACAAGAAAAACCAAAAAATGAAAGATTCTATAATACATACACAACACTAGGAACTTTTTATATAACATATAGCGCAATATATAACGATAATTCTAAAAAAGTATTCAACGAAAAAACACCATTTATTGTCAAAAAAAATTGGGATGAATATAACAAAGAAAGTATAAGAATTATAAGTGAGGCAAATTTAGAATTGCCATATAGTTTAAATGATATTTCCATACAACCAAATGAATTTGGTGATGCGGATATTTTCAATACATGTTTAAGTAGAATTGATGACAATTTAAATTATTTAAAAAACAATATTCAAACAATTAATAGTAATGCTCCTTCATATTACTATGGATGGATGGGTTCGAATCAAGATAATAGATCCGATGGTATAAGATGGTATACACAAAGCTATGGTTCCGAGTTTTACGAAATTCCAAACTATGCAGCATCAGAAGGAACATCATATTTCACAGACATAAAAGATATACATATAGGAAAATACATATATGTATTGGATGATAGAAGATTCAGACTTTTTGAAAAAGATAAAAATTGTAAAGAAATAAAATTTTTAAAATCTTCTGATATGGATGAATTATTTTTTAATCCACAATCAATTACAGTAAATGAAGATGAAACATCCATATATGTGGCAGATTCAATTAGGCATAAAATATACAGATTTGATTTTGATTTTAGTGATTTACAAAATCCTTTATTTGGATTGGTTTTAACTGTTGGAACCTTGGGTGGACTAAATGATAATAGCAGGTTCGATTTCCCATCTGAAATATTCTTATGGAATGATAATGTATTTGTTTTAGATTATAACAACAATTGCATAAAACAATACAGTGGATCTTTATCTTGGATACATACATACTATGATGATGTTTTAAAAGATGATCAAATATTGAATTTTACAGTCCATGAAAGTGGATTAATATATGCAGTAACTAAAAATTTAAAAGTTCATATATTCGATGAATTTGCAAAGTCTGTATATTCTACATTTGATGTTTCTCAAATAGGAGAATCTGAAATAGTTAAAATAGAATTTGATGAAAATGGAGAATTTTTATACGTAACAACTACAGGAAACGTTTTTAAATATTCTTCGGTTGGAGAATTTTTAACAACATTTAATTTACCAAATATAAATGGATTAAAATTTACATCATGTAAACATTCATCTAATAGAGAATTGTATATATCAACAAATAAATCAATTTTAAAATTTCAAGATTTTGTCGAACTATTTAAAATAGGAGATGGTTTAGATTCTAAGTATTGGTCACAAGATCAAATATTATTAAAAAAAGAAGAATTTGCAACTGATATAAATTACAATTTGGCATTGAATAGAACCGCACAAAATCTAAAAACATTCAGAGACTCATTAAATGCAAAATTTGTTTTAGTATCAGAACAAACAGCAAGAGGAACCGCTACATACTTTTCATTAATACCAATACTAAAAGAAGATAATGTTGTATTAGTTTCAGATGTAGAAAATGAAAAATTAAAAATTGGTGTAAATGAATTTTATATTCCCGATGTAGTCAATAGAGAATTGAAAAAATTACACGATTCTCAAATAAGTTTGAGGGAAAATTTGGATGTTTCATTTACAGATAGTTCAACATCAAATTTAGATGGTGAAAAATCAAAATGTGGAGGAGATTTCTGTTGGTCTTGGAAAGCAATGTCTTGTTATGATTTATCTTTACCCGTAATAAGACTTTGTAACATAAATCCTATAACATATGCCGAATTAATGAACACATTTCCTGTTAATTATGCACCAACAAAACTGTGGAAAGATGCAACATCAAATTGTTGTAATGAATATACATCACCATTAACATAAGTATTTAAAAAATATGAGCAATAGATTTCACTCGAAATATCACAGAAAAAACCATCACACATACGGCAATGCATCAAACCCTGAAGCATCACACGACCCTATAGCAAGCCCAGATCAACCGTTTCTTGGAGATTTTTCATTACAAGGCGCATTGTGTGCAGTTGCACCAGCAAGTGCATATGCAGGATATTTTTATTCATCAAAAACAGGTGTTCGTACTATAGGTGGAGAAATTGGTTTAGCAGCATTTAGTTTTAATACCCCACTTTCTACTGCATTTGGTAAAAACATAATGCACGGTACGGTTGGTATAAATACAAATTCTATAACCCCTACTTATGTTTTAGATGTATTGGGAAATACAAATTTGAATGGGAATTTAAATGTGGTTGGTGATGTTGATATAGATGGTGGAGATTTAACAGCTTCTACAACAACCTTTAATCTTGTAAATACAACAGCAACAACTATTAATTTTGGTGGAGCAGCAACAAATATAGAGATTGGTAGTACTGATATTACTAGCACCGTTAATATAAATGGAACAGAAGAAAGTACATCTTGTACAACTGGTGCATTAATAGTTGATGGTGGTGTTGGTATTGCAAAAAATTTAAATATATGTGGACAACTAGATTTGAACAATGTAACCGACAGCACATCTTGTACAACTGGTGCGTTAGTAGTTGATGGTGGAGTTGGTATTGCAAAAAATTTAAATGTATGTGGTGATGTAAAAATTTCAGGAGATTTAACCGTATTGGGAGCATATACATATTTGGATACCAAAGTACAAGTTACATCTGCAATGACAATTGAAAATACCGGAACTGGTCCCGCATTAAAAGTTACTCAATCCGGATCAGAACCAATTGCTCATTTTATAGATGTAAATGGTGACGATATAGTTTTTAACGATAATGGTTTTGTTGGAATCGGAACCATGATACCATCTCAAAAATTACATGTGAGTGATGATACAACTACCGGAGATGTTAGAATAGCTCTTGGAAAGGATATAAATAGATTAGAATTTATTAGAAATGGAGCAGCTGATAATTGGATTAGATCATTTGGTGGTTCCTTTATAATAGATCAACAGAATTGTAATCCAATAATTTTTAGAACTAATGCCACAGAAAAGATGCATATAACGTGTGATGGAAAGGTTGGTATCGGAGAAACATCACCAGAAGGATTATTACACGTTAAAAATGGTTCAGCGGGATCAGTAACAGCACAGGCTAATAGTGTTGGAGTATTTGAAAATAGTGGTAATTGTTATATATCATTATTATCACCAAATTCAAACTATGCTGGTGTTGTAATGGGAGGACCAACAAATCCTTATGGTTCTTATTTAAGTTGGAATCATGATAATTTAGATTTAAAACTCGCAACAAATCATGCTAATGCGGATATACAATTTTTAGTATCAACAGAACAAGAGGCAATGCGAATAGCCCCTTCTGGAAATGTTGGTATCGGAATTACTACACCGTCCGAAAAATTAACAGTAAATGGAAGAGTTTCGGCTACTGGATTTAGATCAAATCAAGGTGCGCCATCTAATGTTAATTCATCAACCAACGGTTATGCTTTTGGATCTGATGGTGATACTGGTTTATTTAGTCCAATAGGAACTGGGGGAGCAGAAAATGGTATAGTATCACTATTCTCCAACAATGTTGAAAAATTAAGAGCAGATGGTAATGCTGTTACAGTATTTGGTACATTATCTGCAACGGGTTCTTTTGTAGTTAACGGAACAATAAAAAATGATCCAAATGCACCCATAACAACAACAGGAAATTATCTTGTATCACAAGATGATCACGATAAAACAATTTTGGCAGATCATGCAACAACTACTATAAATATCCAATTACCAAGTGGTTTAAAAGCAGGAACACAAGTTTCGGTAATAAGAGTTGGTGCTGCCACTGTACAATTTGCAGCAGCAGGTTCTCCCCTTCCTACTATATTATCAACACCAAATAATGATTTTAAAAAATTGGCATTTACAAATTCAGCGGCAAGTGCATATTGGACTGGTACATCTTGGTATCTTGTAGGAGATTTGTTATCATAATGATATGGCATCTCTTGGACTAGGATATTATAGTAGTTGGTATAATGTTGTTTTAAATCTAACTACTCAAGCCAATGTCAATCTATATAATTTTATAACATCTAATAGTGGATGGAACAATACTAGTAAAAAATTAAGAGCATTTATAACTATACCAGCGGGATATACTGTTTATTCAACGAATCCATTGATACCCGCATTAAGTGTTCCCGCATCTTTTCGTTCTTATGACGAAATTTATTTAATAAATAATGGAATAATAGCAGGAGCAGGTGGAGCAAAGGGAACGGGTGGAGAAGGAGATCAAACACCCACCGAAGGAGAAGATGGTATAAACGGAGGAACTGGTTTATATACTAGAAACAGAGTAATATTAACAAATAATGGATACATATATGGTGGCGGTGGTGGCGGTGGTGGCGGTGGTGGCGGAATAGAAACATATACAGTCGGATCAAGTGTAGTTTGTCAATGTTGTGATGCAAGCAATTGTGATGACTGTCCGGTTAATTTATGTGGAACCCAATGGTTCAACAGAAGAGGTTTCGATTGTTATTATTCTAGTAATAGTTGCACGGGTTTTTGTAATCCACCTTGTTGTGATCCACCCACAACAGGATTAAATGGGGTATATGTTCAATGTAAAACCAAAACATGGATCAATAATAAAGGAGGAGATGGGGGAGATGGTCAAGGTTATGGTCAATCTGTTGGTACTGGTGCTAATGGAATAGGTGGCGGGGGAAAGGGAGGAAACGGTGGAACATGGGGTCAAGCTGGTCAGGCAGGTATTAATGGTAATGCTACTGCTGCTGGTATAGCAGGAACAGGGGGATGTTGGGTTAATGGATCGGAATATTTAACAATAAAATCATTAAATATTGAATTGGGTGGTGCTTGTACTTCGTCCAATCAAGTTGTGCAAGTACCGAAACCGAAACCTCCGGTTCTTGTACCGACATACAATTTAACTGCAAGTGTATCAAATGTAGACGAAGGTTCTATTGTTACATTCACATTAAATACAACAAATGTAGCAAATGGTACACTAATACCATATTCTATTGCTGGTGTAACATCTCAAGATATAAGTGGTGCTAATCCACTTGGTAATTTTACTGTAAATAATAATACGGCATCATTGGTATTAAATATAGCAAATGATACATTAGTCGAAGATACTGAGACATTAGTATTAACTACAGTAGAGAATCTTTCTGTTAGTGTAGATATCAATGATATTGTTAATATTAGAATTTCATCTAATATCAATAACTACAATGGTGTAAACACATTTTTAACCTCCAATGGTTGGAATGGGGTTAAAAAAGTAAATTTAATAATAACAGTCGATTCCGGTGTAACCGTTGGGTCTACTTCAGAATCAAATCCTGCTTTAACAATACCTGCATTGCCAACAGGAAGTACAATAACATTAATAAATAATGGAAATATATATGGTGCGGGTGGATCAGGTGGAAGTGGTACAACGGGTGGTGGCGCAAATGGTTCAGATGGCGGAACCGCTATATCATCAGGAACACCAATAATATTAAACAATTACGGAAACATAAAAGGCGGTGGTGGTGGCGGTGGCGGTGGTGGTGGATATAGCACTAAAAGTACTTCTTGTAGCTGGGGTGGGTGTTATAGTGTTGGCTTGGATTCTTGCGATAAGGACAATTGCAACAGCGCACCTGACTGTTGGGCAGGTTGGGTCACTTGGGAATCATGTAAAACAGGGACATGTACTGAGGGTACAGGAGCCAACAATTATTGCCGCAAAGGGGAACACGATGGTAAGCAATGCTGGACTGATCGGAGATGTACTTGGATGTATCAACAAACTTGCATCTGTACCCATACAGGATCAGATTACTACGGTGGAAATGGTGGAAGAGGACAAGGTTCTGGTAATATTTCTGGTTCTGGTACTACTGGTGGAAGCACAACAATTGGCGGTAATGGTGGAGCATTTGGTACAAATGGATCGAATGGAGGAGATTATAGTGCATCTGTTACAGGAGGTAATTTTGGACTTGCTGGATATTATTTAAGATTATTATCGGGTGCAACATATGTAATTAATGCTCAATCTGGATCATCGGTAGCAGGAAGAGTTGGATAATTTATAGAACTTTTAACACTTATTGTTAAGTATTATATAAATGCTAAATTTTGAAAAAACGATAAATTTAACTAATATTTTAAGAGGTGAAACATAATGGCATCACTCGGACTAGGATATTATGGTAGTTGGTTAACAGTAGTTGATACAATAACTACAGACCAACAAAATTTAAATTTATGGACATATATAAGTAATTTAGCAAATACTAGATTTGGATGGACAAGAGCAACTGGAAAAAAACTTAGAGGTATAATCACAATTAATTCGGGGGTAAATGTATATTCTAATAATCCATTAACACCATCTATAACTATTCCAGCAGATAGTGCTAGTACTTTTAGATCATATGATCAGGTTATAATAATTAACAATGGTTCGATATTAGGAGCAGCAGGAGTTGGTGCATTAGGAGGAGGTAGTACAGCGGGTTTTGATGGAGGAAAAGGAGGAACTGCTATCTACACTAGAAGAAACCTTATTATAACCAATAATGGAAATATATATGGTGGAGGTGGTGGGGGAGGCGGTGGAGGTGGAGCATTTATAACAGAAGTAACATCAACACCAACAAATTGTCCAGGCGCATCCTATTGTAGTCAATGTTGCATACTCAATTGTCAAGGAAGAAATTATTGCTCTACTCCAAATGATTGTACACTGGGAGCAGCATGTTTTTCTTCTTGTCAATATTACTCAAACGCAAATTCATGCAATGGATCAACAGTTGGTACATGTACCACCAAATATAGAGCATGTACAACATACACAGGTGGAAAGGGTGGAAACGGACAAGGATATGGTTCGGTTCCAACTTCGGGTATAGTTGGCACAATATATGGAGCTTCTATATTTACCGGAAGCGGTGGAGATGGTGGAGCATGGGGGCAAGATGGAGAAAATGGATTAGCGGGTTCAACTACCAGCTTTGGTAATGGTGGACGAGGGGGATGTTGGATAGATGGTTCAGAATTTGCAACAATTCAAACCTCTAATGATGAGAGAGGTTATCAATGTACTAGTAGCGGATCTAGTACATTGCCAGTATTATGGTCAGGATGGAGTTCACAGCCTTCTATAACAACTACCCCATCGGATGGTTCTGGTGTAACAATTACTACACAATCAACTGATCTTTATATAGAACCTAGACAGGCATTAACTACTATAATAGTAAATTCACCAAACAATCTTGGGGGTGCTATAGATTTATCAAATAGTAGATTGTTACAAACAATGACATGTAACACACAATCTATAGCATCATTGAATTTGACTAATTGTTTTAGTTTAAAAACACTTAATTTTAATAGTAATAATTTAAGTACTTTGAATGTGTCTCAATGTGTTTCATTGGAAACATTAAATTTAGAAAATAATAATATTCGTGGAAATTTAAGCGGACTATCTAATATTTCTTTAACACAAAATACATCAAGAACAATATCAATAAAAAACAACAATATGTCAGCAACAAATTTAAATGACATATTTAATCAACTTCCACAAAAACCACCGAGCATAACACCAGAATGGTCTATATATGTAGATAATAATACAGGAACATGTTCATGTAACTGGTTAACTGCAAAAAATAAAGATTGGAGAGTTTATCCGACATTATATAGTTTAACCAAAACTATAAATGCATCAACGGTGACTTTTGGATTGGATACATCATTATTAGGCGATGGAAATGTAGCATATACTATAACAGGAGTTACTACCGGAGATATAAATGGAGCAAACTTAACCGGAAATTTTGTTTTATATAAAGGATACGGAATACAAACATTTACTGTTACTACAACGGCAGCAGGAACTAAAACAATGACACTTACGATTAATGGTGCAACTTGTTCTACTTCTATATCAGTTACTATTGTTACAACAACATCAACAAGTTGTGATAATAATAGTGTATGTACTTGTTGTGATACAAACCCATTAGATGGATGCCCTCCTGCATTTTCAGGAGATCCTTGTCATCATCCAAACATGTGTACTTGGGCATGTGGTTCGTGTACAGGTGGAACGCAATACTGTATTGGTAGAAACGTAACAACCGTATCAAGAACATTAACATAATAAAATAGAACTTTTAACACTTATTATTAAGTATTATATAAATGCTAAATTTTGAAAGAACAATAAATTTAACAACATCTTTGCATAATACTATAACAAGTGTTTATGCTCCTTTAAATTTAACCATAAATCCATCAACATTAATTGTTTCTAAAAAAATA